GCGGACCGGCGTGCCCAGACGGCCTCCGGCGCGGAGCGGGCGTCTGGAGGCCCGCGGTGAGACGGGTCGCGGTTGGACAGCCGGCCAAGCTGAAAGTCCGGCTCGAGGACGCCGAGGGCGGGGCGCGGCCTGGGCTGACTGTCGACGTTGCCGTCGCCGACGAAGAGGGCAACGCGGTCGCCTCTGGGCAGGCGACCGACGAAGGGTCCGGCGAATACTCGTTTGACGCGGGCGCGCCGACCCGGCCCCGCCGGTGGACTGTCACCTGGAGCCCGGCCTCCGGGCCGGCGGTCGAGACGTACGCCGACATCGTCGCTCGCCGCTACGCCTCCGTCGCTGCGCTCCGCGAAACCAGAGACCTTGACAACATCGACGCGTCGACGCTGGACCGGCGGCGGACCGAGGCCGCCGCCCTGTTCGAGGATTTCTGCGGGACCGCCTGGACCAAGAAATACGGCGAGGTGCGGGCGCCAGTCGAGGCCGACGGCTCGCTGTGGCCGGGCGTCGCCCCCGTCCGCGAAATCCGCTCAGCGGTAACCGCAGCCGGCGACACCGTCGACGTCTCCGATTGGACCGCCGACGACGCGCACTTCGACACTGGACGGGACGGCGGAGAGCTGCTCGACGCCGGCTTCGTCTACGGCGAGGACAGGATGCCCGCCGATCTGTTTGCCCAGTTTCTCGTATACGTCCGCTATTTGACGCTGGGCGCGAACAGCGACGTACCTGACCGCGCGACCAGCTTTTCCGTCGAGGGCGGGACGTTTGAGATTAACCAGGCTGGCGCGGGTAAGCCGACGGGGCTCCCCGAGGTCGACGCCGCCCTCCGGCGGCATCAGCGGGCTCCGGTCGCCGCAGCGGCAGGGATCGCGTAATGGGGACTGCGACGAAGGCCGCCCGCCAGCGGATCCATGACCTAGCCGACAGCGCTGTCAGCATCCCGGTTTCGGTCGGCGCGCCCAGGCAGGCCGACCAGGGCCGCAGCCATCTCGTCGTCGGCCGGCTTGTCTCGGGGAGCCATGAATTCGCTGTCATGCGAAACGGCCCCGCGAGGCTCGACGAACAGTTCGGCATCGAGCTTGTAATCAACGCCGTCGATGAGGCCGGGAACCAGCCGTACGCCGACGTGCTCGATGCCGCTGACGACCACCGGGACGCGGTCGCCGACAAGCTCGCTGAAGACCCGACGCTCAACGGGGCCGTCCTGTGGGCGCGGCTGGACAGCTTTGAGGCAGTTGACCAAGGCTTACTCGACCCCGGCTTCGTCGTCAGTCAAACTGCGACCGTCCGCTGTAGGAGCCGCCGATGAGTAAGACGACCGCGACCTACCAGGGGCGGGCGCGCCGCTGTACCCGCGAGGTGGCCGGCACTGAAACCGTGTTCGACCGCGGCGTGCCGCGACCGGTCGGGGCGCAGGCCGCCGAGGAGCTCGACGCCGACCCGCTGTTCTTGGTCGAACGCCCTAAGAAGAAGCCCTCGCAGTCCGCCGAAGACGCCGAAGAGGAGCAATAGAAGATGGCGATCAACACCGGGATCGGCGCGCAGCTCGGCATCGCAAAGGAAAGTACTCACGGCGATTTCACGGCGCCGACGGACTTCATCGAATTCACCCAAGAGTCGTTGTCTGCGGAGATTGAACGTCTCGAGTCGTCTGGGCTGGCGAAGGGCCGGAGGCAGCTCCGCTCTGGCCGCTGGGTTCCTGCGCAGAAAACGGTTGAGGGCGACGTTTCCGCGGAGCTCGCAACGGAAGGCCTGCTCCCGTTCTGGGAGGCCGCGTTCGGCGGGAGCTCGAGCTCGGGGACGGGGCCGTATACGCACGAGTTCACGCTCGGTGACTTCCCGCCTGGGCTCACTGTTCAGGTCGGCCGTCCCGACGAAACGGGGACGCTGCAGCCGTTTTCCTACGTCGGCGGGATGGTTTCGTCGTTCTCGCTCGAGGCCAGCACCGGTGAGATCGCGTCCTGCACTTTCACAGTGAACGCGCAGGATGAGAAAACCAACGAGACGTTGGCCACCCCGTCGTACCCCGATCCACTGCGGCTTCTTACCTTCGTTGGTGGAAGCCTGAAGATCGCCGGCAGCGAAGTCGAAGTCACCTCCGCCTCGGTCGAGGGCGACAATGGGCTGTCAACGGACCGGTGGAAGTTCGGTTCGAAGCTGCGGAAACGTCCCGCACGCGGGCTCCGCGCCTTCACCGGTGAGTTCGAGGCATACTTTTCCAACCTCGACTTGTATAACCGTTATATCAACGGTGATGAGGCGACACTGACGCTGACGTTCGAAGGCGAAACGCTTTCCGACGGGTCGACGCCCGCGAAAGTCGAGTTTTCAGCCCTGGTCCGCTTCGACGGCTCAACTCCGCAGGTCGGCGGATCAGACGAAGTCATGCAATCGATCTCGTACAAGGCGGTTTCGGACAGCACGAATCCGACGAAGCTCACCGTCGTAACCGACGAGACGTTGTAACCCTGACAATGGACGGCGCGCAGGTCCACGTAGAAGGGCTAACCGAGCTCCGCCGGACCCTGCGGCAGTCCGGCCCGGAGGCCGGCAAAGAACTCCGCCGGCGACTGAAGGGTGTCGCCGAGGTCGCCGCGCGGAAGGCCCGCGCCGCCGTCCCGGTCCGCTCGGGGAAGTGGAAGAGCAAGATCACCGCGGGCGCGTCCCAGTCCGCCGCCTACGTGACATGGGGACGAAAAACCGTCCCCTACGCGCCGTGGATCGAGTTCGGAGGGAAGGTAAACACCGGCCGCGCTGTCCTGCGCCGCAAGTTCGTCGCGGACGGCCGTTACATACATCCGACGCTACAGAAGCAGGACCCCGAGGTTGAGAAAGCGGCTGCAGGGGCTTTGTCACAAGGTTTTGGCGACGCCGGCTGGAACTAAAGGAGCGAACAGTGGCAGAAAAGATCACCCTCAACATCGACGATCTGACCATCCAAGACTTGCAGGATTTCGAGGATGAAGTCGGGAAACCCCTTTCGGAAGCGGTCGGCGACAACATGTCCGCGAGGGCGCTGAAAGCCCTTGTATGGGTCGTAAAACGCGCCGAAGACCCGAACTTTACCCTCGACGATGCCGGTAAGATCAAAGTCGAAGAGCTGGACCTCGGCGATGACGGGGGAAACCCTACGCAATCGGCCGGCGAGCAATCCGCAGGCGGCCTCAAAGCAGTAGAAAACGCGGACGCCGGCTAGAAGCGTGGATGGGCTTGGCCCATTTTTACGGTTGGTCGATCGCCGACGTGAAAGCCCTTACCGTCGAGGAGTTCGCAGCAGCCCAAAACTACGCTAGAAAATACCAGGAAGCCCAGAAGCGGAGCTAGAAGGCCAGACGATGGCATCGTCGAAGTCGCTCAAAGTTAATATCGTTGGCGATGCGTCGAAGCTGAACAAAACCCTCGGCTCTGCGCAAAAAAACGTAAAGGGTTTCGGCGACAAGCTCAAAAACGCCGGCTCGACAATGCGCGAGACCGGGAAAAAGGCGACCGCGGGGCTTACCGCGCCGATCGGCGCCGTCGGCGCGAAAGCGCTTAAGACCGCTACGGATTTTCAGTCGGCGATGAACACTGTCGAGGCTGTCACTCAGGCCAGCGGTAAGCAGATGAAGGGTCTGGAGGCGCAGGCCCGCGAGCTCGGCAGTACGACGCAGTTCTCGGCGGAGCAGGCCGCCCAGGGGATGACCTATCTTGCGCAGGCCGGCTACTCCGTCGAGGAGATGGGATCTGCCCTTCCGAAAACGCTTGACCTCGCGGCCTCCGGCTCGCTGTCGCTCGGCAAGGCTGCCGACATCGCTTCCAACGTTCTCTCCGGTTTCGGTAAGGAGGCCGATAAGACCGGAAAAGTTGTCGATGTGATGGCGCAAACCGCTTCGACAGCGAATACCTCCGTTGGGCAGATGGGGCAGGCGATGGCGTACGCCGCGCCGACCGCCAGGGCTGCAGGCCAGTCGCTGGAGGGTACCGCTGCGATTATGGGGGTGCTCGGCGATCAGGGCATCCAGGCTTCGAAGGCGGGTACCGCGGTCCGAGGTGCAATCGCTTCACTAGCTAACCCTTCGAGCAAATCGCAGGCCGCGCTGGACAAGCTGGGCGTCAGCGTCAAAAACTCCGAGGGGGAGATGCGCTCGCTGAAAGCCATCCTTCAGGATCTCAACGAGGCGGGCGCTACAACCGGTGACACGATGCAGATATTCGGCCGTCAGGCTGGCGGTGCGCTCGCCGGGCTTGTCGAGGAGGGAACCGCTTCGGTCGGGGAGCTGGAGTCCAAGCTCGCGGACGCCGAGGGCCGCGCGAGCCAGATGGCGGATACCAAAATGCAGGGCCTCCCGGGCGTTATTAAGGAGCTGAGATCCGCCTTCGATGAGTTGATGCTCTCCATCGCGAAATCGGGGTTGATGGAGTCAACCGCGACGTTTCTGAAACGCGTTACAGAGCTTGTCCGCCGCGTTTCCGAGGCGAACCCGAAGCTGTTCCGCATCGGTACGATCATCGCCGGCGTCGCGGCAGCTATCGGCCCGGCTCTCGTTGCTTTCGGCGCGATGACCGCTGCAGTCGGCTCGGCCATGTCGGCCCTCAGCAGTAT